ATGAAAGACAACTCATCAGCAGAAGCTGGTGGGTTTATTTTGTCTGAAGAAGAAAAGAGACAATTGATGGATGCCATTGATGAGGTTGAAAAGGACCTACCTAACGAAGATGGAGATGATGAATGAAATTCGGAACAGTAAAATCCATTGTATTAAATGATTCTGAAGTTGACACTTTAAACTCAATCCTCGTAGCCATTACAACAAGTGGTACGGGTCGTTTAATTAGATGTTTCCCATTATCATTAAATTCAAGACACATACCCACATTGGGAGAACAAGTTTATGTACTAACTGCAAATTCAGATTTAGCAAGTGGTACTGGTCAGGGTTCAGTTCGTAATTACTATATATCCACGGTCGCATTACAAAATAATATTAATAGTAATGCATTGCCGGAGTTAACAAAGAAAAAACCTGGCAATCCTGGAGACCAATATGGTAATTCATCAAGTGGTATTTCATTTTCATCCAACTCATCCGATAAAAAGGATTTAGGTACTGGGTTTGAAGAAGTAACAAACTTATCACAATTGCAAGGATATCTTGGTGATGTAATTCATGAAGGTAGATTTGGTCAATCAATTAGATTTGGATACACGCCAGAAGGTGTTATGAGTAAGACCAACGAGGTATCTCGTGCTTCTGTAAAACCATCTTGGACTTCAAGTGACCCAAAGTCCCCAATCACAATTATCCGTAATGGTGCTGGGAATTCAAATGGGTATAACAAATTCGTTATAGAAGACATTAACGATGATGATTCATCCATTTGGTTAGGTTCTAAACAAACTATAAAATTAAAACCATCTCAAAAGTTTGGATTTGACATAACAGCGATTGGAGCATACGATAAACCACAAATCGTAATTAATTCAGAACGAATCATAATTAACTCAAAAAAAGATTCGGTTCTTATTAGTGGTAAGAAGTCGGTAAACATATCAACATCAGGTTGGAAAGCAGATATGGACACGATGTTTAATCAGATTGAACAACTTAAAAACCAATTAAATACACTTAACATTGCTATAACCACATACGCTACTACGGTTAATGGAATAGCTGCGGCCACCCCCGTTCCGTTTGGACCATTTGCTGGAGCCGCTGGTCCATTGTTAACTTCGGTAAGTCAGATATCTGGTAATATTGCAAAAATTACAACTCAATTACAATTGATGAAACAATAATTATAGATAAAATATATTTATTACTATGGATACAAAGAAACTAATTAAAGCAATTCAACTTATCGTTAAGGAAGAAGTGAAGAAGGAAGTGGCCAAACGTGAAAAGGTCATTCGTGAATCTATCCTTAAAGAAGTAAAACAATCACAACCAAAAGTTGTTGAGAAAGACCCGCTTGATGTAGACCACATCTTTGAGACAAAACAAGAAACCAAAAAGTCGTTTACTAACAATTCAACACTAAATGAGTTGTTGAATGAAACCGCACAGGGTGGTGAGTGGAAAAGTATCAATGGGCCTGGTGGTGTATTCAATGCATCACAAGCACAAGGTTGGGGTGGTGGAATTAATACACAACAATCAACATTTCAAACTGCTGATGGTGGACAAGTATCAGCACAACAACTTCAACAAACTGAAGCTGGTCAAGCAGTTTTAAACGCAGTAACACGAGATTATTCAGCATTGATGAAACATATGAATGCGAAGAAGGGTAAATAATGTCAAGACCAAGGCCTGAATATAAAATAAATCCACTTGATTTAAAAAAAAATGTTGCAATTGGTGTAATGTTACCAATGGGTGGCGCGCCTATTTTCAAATCATCATACACCACCGAAGAACAGGCCATTTCTAATTTAAAGAATTTAATTCTTACACGAAAAGGTGAGAGACCATTTCAACCTGAATTTGGAACGGATGTGTACTCTTTACTATTTGAACAAATTACAGAAGACCTTGGAGATACATTAGAGTCCACAATGAGAGCCGATATAAAATATTGGTTACCTTACATTATCATTGACGACATACTTATTAATGTGGAAAGTGATAACAATAAAGTTTCAATCTCAATGAAATTTAAAATTACTGAAACTGGTGCAAATCAAAATATAACAATACTCGTAACCGACCAAGGTGCTGTGACAATTGTTTGAGGTATATAAATGGCTGATAAAATTAAAAAAGATGTAAGTTTAGTTGGTAGGGATTTTGGTGACATTCGTAAGAATCTTATTGATTTCTCAAAAAACTACTTTCCACAAACTTACAATGACTTCAATGAGTCATCGCCTGGTATGATGTTTATGGAAATGGCATCATATGTTGGTGATGTCCTTTCGTATTACACCGATGTTCAATTGAAAGAATCAATTCTCGAACAAGCACAAGAAAAGTCAAATGTATTTAACATCGCACAAACATTTGGATACTCTCCAAAGTTAAATGTGCCGGCTACTACAATCTTAACGGTATATCAATTACTACCTGCTGTTGGAAGTGGTGATAATGTAAAGCCAAATTGGGATTATGCACTAACACTCAAAGAGGGTATGGTTGTAGGGTCTACTTCAAATAGAGATGTAACATTTTCCACAATCAGTAAAGTTAGATTTGCATTCTCATCATCATTCGACCCAACTGAAGTTTCAGTATATCAAACCGATGAATCTACAAACGAGCCAGTTTACTACTTGGTAAAGAAATTAGTAAAAGCAGTTAGTGGTACTGAAAAAACTCGTACCTTTGATTTTGGTTCTCCAAAGATTTACGATAAAATTAGACTTAAAGATGATGGTTTAATTGATGTAATTAAAATTGTAGATGATGATGAAGATGAATGGACAAAGGTAGAATACCTTGGGCAGGATACTGTATTTGAAGAAGTACCAAACACTACCGACTATTCATTAGCAATGTCATCATATGCAACCGAAACACCTGCTCTTTTAAAATTAAACCGAGTTCCTAAAAGATTTGTAACTCGTGTAACCGATGAGGGTGCTATTGATATTCAATTTGGTGCTGGTATTTCATCTAATGCTGATGAAGAAATCCTACCAAACCCGGATAATGTAGGTTCTGCTCTTTACCCATCAACAGGCGACCTTGACCAAGGTATCGACCCATCAAACTTTATGTACGCTAAAACATATGGTGTTGCTCCTGCAAATACCACATTGACCGTTACATATCGTGTGGGTAATGGTGTAGTAGATAACGTACCTTCTTCAGACTTAACTAACATTGTAGAACGTGTTATCGAAAATACAGCACTTGGATTAGTTCCTGAAGTTTATAATGTGATTAAAAATTCAGTAGCCGTAACCAATGAAGCTGCTGCTGGTGGTGGTAAATACGAAGAAGAATTGGAAGAGGTTCGTAATAACGCATCTGCATATATTAGAGCACAACATCGTTCAGTAACTGCAGAGGATTACCTATTAAGAGCATATGCGATGCCACCACAATTTGGTTCGGTAGCGAAGGCGTTTGTTGCTCCTGACTGGCAAATCAATACCAAGTTGGATGATGGTAATAACCCTATTGCAAATCAGTTGGGTATCAACTTTTATGTACTTGGATATGATGGAAATAAAAAGTTGAAAAACTTAAACGCAGCCACTAAACAAAACCTACAAAACTATTTGTCTTACTATCGTATCTTAACTGACGCTGTAAACATTAAAAATGCGTATATTGTAAACTTTGGTGTTGACTTTGAAATCATCGTTCTTCCAAATTACAACTCCAACGAAGTTCTTTTAAAGTGTATTAATAAATTAAAAGAATACTTCCATATTGATAGAATGCAAATTGGTAGACCAATTGTTCTAACCGATGTTTATGTATTGTTGGATGGAGTTGATGGTGTACAAAGTGTGGTAAGACCTGACAAAGAAGGAATGGGTGGTCTCCAAGTTACTTGTAAAGTAGAAGGTAATTATTCAAATAACTTCTACGATATGAGTCAAGCTACAAAGAATGGTATTATCTACCCACCGAAAGACCCATCTATTTTTGAATTGAAATATCCAGATACCGACATTCGTGGTAAGGTGATAACATTATTTTAAGAGGTAGAAGATGATTTATAGAATATATCCAAGTAAAGACGCCACCATCTACGAAGACACATCTCGTAAGAATCAAAACACAGGCAAGGATGAAATTCTTGAAGTCGGTAAGTTTTACGATACCGATAACGCTACCTTGTTGGGTAATAGTAGAGTATTGATTCAGTTTGATTTAACATCAATCTCTTCATCAATTGTAAGTGGTGAAATCGCATCACCACAATATCGTTTACATTTAGAGAACGTAGAAAATCGTGGTATTTCATCTAACTACGACTTGTATGTTTATCCTGTAAAGGAAGAGTGGTATGAAGGTGTTGGTTCTGAAACCGACACCCCACATCACGAATTGGACGCAAGTTGGGTTTATAGAATAAGTGGTTCTGCTTGGGATGTTGTAAATTCAACGGTTGGTAAAGCATTGACTCCGGCACAACTTCCGGGTTTGGATGCTTACTACGAATTTATTTCAGACGCAGGTGACTTGACATTAACCCAATCTATTGTTGGTGTTGATGGTACTGCTCCATCTATCAATGTAGTGAGTGGCGCATTACAATTTTCAGCATCGTATTTTGGTGGTGGAACTGTAAACCTCGACGCATACATGAAAACGGGAACGACCTACAACATTTACTTTGAGATGCACATTGGGTCGTTGAATGGTGTTGACTTTAGAGTATATGAACCAGACCAAGATGGTAATGGAACAACAAATTCGGGGTCTATATACACTACAAATATAACATCAAATGTAACACGTTCAATCCAAGTATCCCCTAACTCAACAGGTATACATAAACTTCAATGGACATACTTCGATACTGATGGTAGCGATGGTGTTGCTGGTAAATTTGATAATTTCTATATCAATAAAGAAGTTACCTCTGGGTCTCTTATAAAAGATGAATACAATATTGATGGACCATTACCATCTAATTATACATTAAACGAACGTATCGACGGTAGAGGTGGTGAGTCAACTACCGCAAGTGTTATTGGAAACAAACTTGTGATGTCTTCATCAAACTTTAGTGGTGCTACTCTAAATAGAAGTTTATCGGTAATTGGTGGTCTCGGATATACCGCAAGCTTTACTGCAAGTATTGGTGACTATGACTCAATATCATTTGATGTATTAGAACCGGATGGTAAATTTTTAATTGAACGGACCAATCTTACTACTGATGGTGTAAAGACATACACCTTTGATTCTTTGCAAACAGGTACTCACTATTTGAGATGGAGTGTATTTGGAAGTGGTAGTGGTGAGTTTACTGGCTCGATTGATAACTTATCGATAGACACCGATGTATCATTAATACCAACTGGTCCTGAATACACGGATATTTACTATGAAGCCAAGTGGGTAAGAAATCAGGGTGGTGGAACTTGGTATACCGCATCTTTCTCAAATGGTACTCACTACAAACAATCTTTTACAAAGTATACCGATAATCTTGATGTTGAGGTTACTGAATATGTAAATGAGTGGTTGAATGGTACTCGTACAAACAATGGTCTGATTATCAAGAAGACAAACAACGATGAATCATCACCTCGTAAGTTTGGTTCAATAAAATTCTTCGCTTCAGACACCAACACAATTTATCCACCAACTCTTGAAGTTCGCTGGGATGATTCATCATTCGTAACGGGTTCGTTAGACGCTCTTGATAGTGAAGATATGATTGTGTATGTTAAGAATCTATCAACTGAATACAAAGAAACATCTAAAGGTAAGATTAGAGTTTATGCAAGAGAACGATTCCCAGCAAGAACATTCTCTTCAACATCAAACTATACATTAGTGAAATACCTTCCAACTACCTCGTATTATTCGGTAGTTGACGCTGAGACCGAACAGGTAATTATTCCATTTGATACTAATTATACAAAGATAAGTTGTGATTCTACATCCAACTACTTTAACTTCTGGTTCAACGGGTTACAACCTGAACGATTCTACAAGTTCGTATTCAGAGTAGACCAAAATGGAACTACAAGATACTTTGATGATAACTTCTACTTTAAGGTTGTTAAATGATACAAGAGAGAGCTGTAAAAAGAAATGGTAGAGGTCAGATTGTCTCCTACGAAATTGAAGTAGATGAGAACGGATTCCCATTGCAAGAATATGGTATTGTTGAATTTGGCGCCAACGGAACTGTTGTAGATAAGTTTGAGAAGGAAAGTTTCAACAAACAAGTTGATATCTTCATCGAAGAGTTGGAATTCCAAAACATACCACAGGTAGACTATAATCCAAAATCCCGAATCTTTACACCATTGAACTATATAACCTATGGTGGTGGTACAACAACTACAACAAGTGGTGGTTCATCAAGTGGTGGTTCATCAAGTGGTGGTTCATCAAGTAACAATTCTGCTGGAACTATTGGTGGTTAATAAGGTTAGTATATGTCATTGGATAGATTTAAAAATATAGACCAAGTTTTAGGATTTACTCCTGTATTCGGTGAAACTATTAAGGACTCCGATAAGAACCTTATTGCAAAGTTGGATGATGTCCAATTAAAATCAGGTGATTTAAAAGGAAACTTTGGTGGTGGAAATGGTGAAGTTCAACCTGTGATTGAAAAACACATTTATGCGGAAGAATCTTTACTATCATCACTTCACGACCAAACCTTAACCTATAAAGAAAACCCAAATACAATTACAGTAAAACCTGAATTGGATTTAAGAACTGCCGGACTACGACAGGGTGTATATAGTATTTGTTATAACTTCTTACACAAGTATGTTGGTAATCCGGTTGGATATTCTGATATTCGAGTTACGGAAGTTTCTACAAATAGAAAAGAAATCAAAATTGGATTCAACAGAACTCCGGCTCCTAAAAAATCAAGTGTAACTGGTCAAGTATTAGCTCCATCTATCAACGCTTCTGCTGGTGAAGAAGCTTCGTTGGCTTCCGTAAGTATTGATAATACATTAAATAATACACCACCACAATCAAGCCCATCGGTTTCATCTCCTGGTATATTTGGATTATTGTATGACATTTATAATTCAACTGGATTCAATACATTTAATTCACCAAATACCAAAAAAGATTTTGTACTTAACTTTGGTCAAAATAGATTATACGATATTGTAAATATTAAGTTCAATGGTCCACGAGTGGGTAGGTCGGTAGAAGAGATTTCATACCCAACTGGTGTATATCAGGGAACCTCAACTGTATTATTACCTTTAAGTCCAAACGCATTAAAGATTGGTGAATGGACTGAATGGGTTGAGGTTTATAATCCAGCCATAGGACAAACAACATCGTTAGTCGGCCAACTTACAACTCGAACTCGTTATTTTCAATTACAAGAAGTTGGTGATGGTAAATTAAGATTGGTGGGTGGTACTGAATGGGGTAACCCATTACAACCACCAATTTATAGAGTTCCAACTGGAACATCATTGAACTCAACAAATACTGTGGTATATCGCGAGGGATTGGGTGAATTGGGTTCTAACTTTATAAACGAATTTGATTCAAACAAAAGAGTTAATCTTGTAAATCAAAATCTTGCAATTACATACGATTACTATGATGATACGATAACATCTTATGATGAGGTTATTGTTAAGCTGTACGATGAGTTGGGTGATGATATTTTACCTAATGCTCCAACATCAATATATGGTCGTATTACAAATTCATTTATTGAAAAGGTTATTGCATTCCCTGCAATTCCTGTAAAGAATTATACTACGTTCTCACAACCAAACTTTAATGTGGAATTGGATGTAGTTCGTGGTGGTGAGGGGACTGAATTTAAAACTTGGGATAGTTTGTTGGACACGAATTCACAAACATCTCAACAAATAATTGCACACTACTTTAGTAGTTCATTAGGTAATCTTAAACTTAATATAGATTATTCCGACTTCGCAAACTATGTTCAGTTCTCATCAGCAACTGAACGTGTTGATAACTTCGTTTACAAAGTAAGACAAATAGAAACCTATAACAATAGAATTGAAACACTTCAATCTATTAGTGGTTCTGAAGCACTTACAAACATTTCACAATCAATCGTTCGTAGAGATAGAGTCGTTGGTGGGTTTGATGATTTTGAAAAGTGGATGTATTACGATATCAACTCTACAAACTATACACATTGGTCTTCATCGGCATATACAATTGAACCATATCCAAAGTCGGCTACATTCCCACATATATTGTATCCATACACTTCATCACAAGCACAAACTTGGTATGATGGTGTATACGCATCTGCTTCGTTGTATGACTCACAAAATCAGGCAACTCTCAATAAGATGATTCCAATCCACTTGAGAGATGATGATAAGAATTCAGAGTATATTACATTTGTGGATATGATTGGCCAACACTTTGATATCCAATGGACATATATAAAAGCACTCACAAGTATCAATCAACGTGAGGAACATCCTGAAGATGGTATGTCATCTGAATTATTAAATGATGTAGCAAAAACATTTGGTTGGAAATTATCAAATGGATATTCGGATTCGAATCTTTGGAATTATGTGTTGGGTACTGACACAAGTGGTTCACTTGCACAAACCGGATTATTACAATCTAAATCTCGTGACTTTATCACAAAAGAGGTTTGGAGAAGAATTGTAAACCACATCCCATACTTGTATAAGACAAAAGGAACTGCAAGGTCAATCAAAGCATTGTTGGCCGCATATGGTATCCCACAGGCCTTCTTGCAAATTCGTGAGTGGGGTGGTCCTGCAATTTCAACTCGTAAGAATGTATTTGAACACGATAGATTTGTTTACAAATTACAAGCATCTCCATCTCGTTACATCGAAACTCCGTGGGATGATATCAATTCAGATAGACCATCTACAATTGAGGTAATTGGTAAAATGCCAAAAGCAAACTATCACATCTTTAGATTGAATGATGGTTCAAATTATATTGATTACTTTTGGGACTATAATACTACATACGAAACCGCAAGAGTTCGTAGTGCTATTAATGGTGCTACGTTTATGTCATCATCATACTTTTCATATAAGTTTAGAAGAGATGGCGTCTTTGCGATGACATCTGGTAGTAGTAATAGTCTACAAATGGGAATGGTAGATGACTTTGGTGAAATCTTTGCTACACGATTGATTACTGGTAGTGAAAACGCCACATATAATTCAGTTTGGTCTGATGGTACAGCTACATTACAAGTTCCTGGTCCAAGTACATCTTTGAATATCTACGATTACAAAACCGCAAGTATTCAAGAGATTAGATACTATCGTGATATAATGTCAAATGAAATTGTTCAAGAACACGCAAAGAATCGTGAAGCATATTTCATTGATGACAATACAACCGATTTAAATTTGGAAACCGCATTTGACAAACTACCATTTAGAATTTTCCCAGATAGTTCGTTTTCTGCAACATCAAGTTTCATTAGGTCTATACATCCAAATCAGGAGATTACAACAACTGAAACTGGATTAACACTATCAGCATCTATAACCAATATGGCACAAGGTGATTTGGTGGGTGAGGTAGATACTATGTGGCAAACCATCCCATCGGTTGGTGCTTTGAACTTGATGAACAATAAGATTCGTATTGAGTCTGCTTCATTAAATGGTACATTAAATCCTAACAAGAATGTTGAAGTTAGTGAGTACGATTACGCTCCAAACGATTCAAATCTATTGGGTACATATTTCTCAACTACCGATACTGTTAACAATGATATCTACAATTCTGAAGGTTACTTTGAAGCAGATGATTGGGTAGGTGACCCTGATAAGAGATACAATGAGGATTACCCATTGTTGAAATTCAAGTTGAAAAACTACTTCCAAAAATATACAGGTCGTACTGCAATAAACTTAATCTTATCAATGTTGTCAAGATATGATATGTCAATCTTCGAACAAATTAGACAAGTTCTTCCTGCTCGTGTTGATTGGCATCGTGGTATTTTGATTGAACCATCTGCGTTGGAACGAAATAAATTCCGTAGACCATCTAATGTATCATACACTAAACATTTTTGGGATGGTACTATTCGGATGAGTACGCTGACCATTACCGCAACTAAACACGATTACGGATTAACATCGGGGTCATATCGTAAAAACTATTTGTTCGATGGTATCATTGACTTGTATGATTATTCACCATCAACATACAAATATATTATTCCAAAGTTAAGTTCTTCTGGTGACTACTTTGATACTACAAATGGATATTGGGAATACTCACCAACCGGTAGCGTCATTACACTCGCACGACCTTCGCAAACTGGTGGACAAATTACCACACTATTCTTTAGTTCGGATATATCTGCAAGTAAAAACCTACCAAGTTCAGCATCATATATCCCATCACGGGGTTCTGACTACCAAGGATTATCTTGGGAAAATCTTAAATACAATGGGTGTAGAATCAGTTCAGACTCAATCACAACCGATTCTCCAGATACACCAGATGGTGGTCCTGTTATTGAAGTTACACGCGTTGATTCAAACAAACTTGTATTCTCAACAAAAGACACGCCGGGTGGTGGTGATTTAACAGTTGGTGTTGGAACGCCAGGTGGTGGTAAAAAGCCAAAAGTTATGGATATTGGTTCACTTGTTTCGGTTGATATTAGTGAGAAAAAGAAACGTAGACCTATATCAAGTGTAGCATTGGAAGCTAAATTAAGAGAACCATCTATCTTTATTAAGGGTCAAGGTAGACCAAAGGTAACTTCTATCTTACCACCACGAGGTTCTGATATCCTACCTCCAAATGTATTATACAAGGGTGGTGTGTATTTTGGAAATTCATACTTTTATGAATCTCTTTCTACGGGAACATACAATTGGAATATACTTCAAACTATTCCAAATTCAACATATATAATGAATATAAATGGAACTGATAGTGTAACTGGATTGTTATCATACAATAGTAACACAATAACCGTTAGTTCAATATATAATCCATTGGGTACTTCATTGAGTAATCTCCAAACTCCACTTATTATTAGAAATGTGTTCCTTGTGAAGAAATCAAATGGGCAAATTGTGTACACATCGCCGGATGTATTTAACATTAGTTATCAATTTACATTTGGTAAAGGAACGGAAGATTTAGAAGTAAGAATAATTACAGCAACTTAATTTATTAAAAAACCATATTTATATACACAAACAATAGGAAAGCACTATGGGATTTTTAGATAATTCATCAGTAACAGTAGACGCAATTCTTACCAAGAAGGGTAGAGAGTTATTAGCACAAGGTCGTGATAAATTCCAAATCACCCAATTTGCATTGGCAGATGATGAGGTTGATTACGAGTTGTGGAATTCAGCACACCCACTTGGTACTGACTACTATGGTATCATCATCGAGAATATGCCGGTATTGGAAGCAATCACCGATGAAAACTATTCGATGAAATACAAACTATTAACACTTCCAAAGAACACTACAAGACTACCTTACATTCAGGCGTCTGTAACTTCTTTGAATTTGAACGAAAGTGGTCAATCAGCCACTATTAATGTTCAGACAAGAAATGGTGGTAACGGCACTTTAGGATACACTGCAATTCTATTAAATTCAGACGCAGGTTCCCTTACAGGCAATCCTGGTGTTCCTGGTAATGTTAGTCCTATTATAAATGTTTCTTCTTATGCAGCCGGTCAATCTCAAGCTGTTGTTGGTAAGAGTCAATTTACATTTACTACAAAGACATTACCATCTCGTGCTAATTTGACTACAAGAATTATTATTATCGGTAACGAAACAGGTGGTAGAACTGAAGTTGATGTTACTGTAAATTACTTAACTGATACTGTTGCATCCGTTGTGACGGTAGCATTATAAATTAAAGGAATAGATTATGCCAGTAGCTCCAATTTTTAATCCATTCGGTGGTGGAACCGGAGGCAGCCCAAGTGGTGGTGGGGGTGGTACTTTCGGTAACGGAAACACTCCAGGTTCAGGTAACGCATCTGCCGGCTCAATTTTAGGGTCGTTGAATGCTGGGGTGCCTGTTGCATCTCCTACAAGTGTAGCTCAACTACAAGCCGCTGATATTGCAAATGACGCAACCCCAGTTGTTCCTGCTGGTGCATACGATTATGGTAGTGGTAAAGTATATACTGCTTTTACTATTGAAGATGTTGTAGAGGGTAGTACCGAACGTGTAACTCGTGGTTTGTGGTCAAACAACGCATCTGAATTGACATCGTTCTGGTCATCATCATATCAGTCTTCCACACAAAAACAATACTACTACGAAATCTATAATGGTGACCCAACGGTTTCTACAAACTATGCACAATTCTCTGTTGCATATGGTCACACCGATGGTAGTGGTTCTTATGGACAAAACGAAGACTCGCCTTCAAACGCAATCTATTCACAATTACAACAAGTTCTTCTTCCATCAAATCAGAGAGTGTTTACATTCAATGGTGTAACATCTCGTGATGTGTACGCAATCACACTTAATAGAGCAAGATTAAAAGATAAACTTGACCCAGGAAACTGGGAGTTGGTACTTTCAGGTTCTGCTGGTGAAACACTTCGCTTGATTGATGATAGTGGTGATGTAAACCAAACTGGTGATTCAACTGCAACTTCATACAATATCGTATCTGGTTCTTTGTTGAATGGTGTATATTCAACTGATGTTGTATATGGTTCGGTATTCCCACAACAAGGTATCTTGGTAATGTCGGCAACTGCACTTGATGCATCTGCGTCATTCAATACTGAAAGAAGTGCAAGTTCAGTAGTTCCATCTTTAGCCGGTGGTGAAGATAGACATAACCATAGAAGATTGTATTTGGCGATGAGTGGTGCTGCTGCAGCAAACTCATCTGATGGATTCCAAGCCAGAAACGAAGAGGCTGTTAAATCTACATTCTTCTTTGTTAGAGCTAAAAATGGTGAGTACAATTTCTCAAACAACCCATCATATGTTACAGGTTCAAATGGTCAAATGAAACAGGCCACTTTTGTTGGAAATCCAAAGACATATATTACCGCAGTTGGTTTGTATAACAACGATAACGAATTGTTGGCTGTGGCTAAATTGTCTAAACCAATCTTGAAATCGTTCTCAAACGAAGTATTGATTAAGGTTAAATTAGATTTCTAAAAATGAACCCAAATGGCAGATGCATTCAAAAAGATATTTCAGGGTGGTATACAACGAAGACCATTCAAAGCTTATAAACGATATGAAGTAACTGATGTTAACTATTCATCTTCGTTCGAAATATCTATTCTAAAAGGTATCTCTCCAAATGGATTATTAACCGAAGTATCAAAGTCAATTAATGGTGAGAATGTGTTCGACTCTTCCCTTCAACGAGGGTTGGGTGGTGCTACTACTGAACTAAATGTAATTCCTCAAAAGATTATTTGGAGAAGTGTAAACTCATCTATGTACAAATACGAACATAGATTATTACATCCAACTGCATCGGTATTCTCAATTCCACAAAACAAATTTGGTAATGGAATTAAACCAGGGTCAGTAACAATCATAGATAACTCATCTATGGATGATTCTTACTTTAGATTAACTGATACCGAACTTGAATATGGAATTGGTGTACTCCGTGACACGGCAATATCATCTTCGTATATTGTAAATAAACAGAACATATTCTATCTTGGTTTCCAAGATGGAACATACAATAAGAGATTTAGAAAATCTACCGATGATTCTACATTCCAAAACACAATCATACCAAGTGGTCTTACAATCAAACACGGAATTGACACAAGTGGATTTGTAAGTGCAAGTGGTTATGGTGTTAATTCATTTGCGTCTTCATCTTTAGTTGTTTATAACAATGAACAATTTAAGAACATAAATAAGACTGATGATTGGGCAATGTCAATGTGGGTTAAACTTCCAAAGTCACAATCATACACAACCGATGGGTACAATACATTCATCAACAAGAATCAGTATGAGTACACTACTTTGACCGACTCTCGTAGAATCAAAAGAACTCCAATCTATCCTGTCGATATGGGTGTATACAACCACACATCCGCATATACAAATGGTAAGGTTTATTGGAAAGCAAGTGATGGTTTGACGACATTACATTTAACATCATCAACCGCATATAGTGATAATAACTGGCACCACTACGCAATTAGAAAGAGTGGTAGTCGTTATGATTTGTTTGTGGATGGAACTTCAGTTGCAAACGATAACGTAACCTTCAAGGCCAATATCAACAACTACTATGACTTCTTAATCGCATCAAACAAATTAGGTGTGACTGGTACAACTGGTTCTTTTGATGAGATTAGAATGTACAAAGGAACTCTATCTAATACTGATATCTTCAATCTATCTAATAACCACTACACTTCTGGGTCTGCATATCAAACTCGTGATGTGGGTTATGTTTATTACAAACAAGGTATGATAGTAGTATCAGACCCACGACCAAAGTATCACAATACATTCTTGGGTAATGGTAATTGGGACTACTCTTCTAATAGAGGATTCCAAACTGACTTTAGAGCAAGTAAAGAAGTAGAGGAAATTTCAATCTTATGTGAGATTGGTAGAAATGAATACAATATATCTACCAACCCATCGTTAAGAATTAACGAAGACCTCAACGAAGAAAGATTAAAACCGATGGTTACGGGGTCTGCATTTAGACCATATGTCACTCAAGTTGGGTTATATAACGACTTTGGTGAGTTACTCGCAATTGCTAAATTAGGTTCACCTCTTAAAAAGAGAAATGATGTGGATGTAACCATCAATGTGAAATTTGATATAGATTAATATGGCAAAAGGAAATTGGAGTCACATCCAAAAATCAAAAGGACACAAGTCCGGCCTTGAAACAAAAATCAACGAACAATTACGAATCCAAGGCATCGATGGGGAATACGAACAACACGAAATTCCATATGTTGTCCCTGCAACTCATCACACTTACAAACCTGATTTTAAATTACCAAATGGAATCTATATTGAATCCAAAGGTTGGTTTTTGCCGGAAGATAGAAAAAAACATTTGTTGATTAAAGAACAACATCCTGAAATGGATTTGAGGTTTGTTCTTCAGTCACCTAATGGTAAAATCTACAAAGGTTCAAAGACTACATACGCACAATGGTGTGATAAGAATGGATTCAAATGGGCCAAGAAAGAAATCCCCCAAGAATGGTTGGATGAAAAACCTAAACAAGATTTTTTTGATTTCTCAAAATAATTTCGTATATTAGTAGTTATGGAAGATAGACTACTTGAATTATTAGAGTCCGTTCTTGGTAAATCCAAGAAAACAAGTGGGGACAATTATGCGTTCTATTCTCCATTCGTTGACCACTACAAACCAAAGTTAGAGATTAATATACGAATTAATTCCAAGGGAAACAACCCTTGGCATTGTTGGATTTCGGATGAGAAGGGTAGAACTATCAAAGGTCTATTCAAGAAACTTCGTGTATCTAAACAAACTTGGGATGAGTACAACTCCATCTTCAGTAAGGTCAATCGATACTCAAGTGAGTATGACACTACGGAAGTTGTAGAGCAAGTTGAACTTCCAAAAGAATTCAAACCCCTTTACCAAAAATCCAACTCAATCAAGTGGAAGCACGCATTAAACTATTTATTAAATAGAGGTCTTCGTGTTGAGGATATTGTTAAATACAACATTGGATTTTGTGAGAGTGGTGAATACGAAGATAAAATTATCATTCCATCCTATGATGAACGAGGTAAACTAAACTTTTTTGTTGGAAGGTCATTTTATGATACAAAGTTTAAGCATAAGAACCCGAAGGTATCCAAAGATATTGTTGGGTTTGATTTATTGGTTAATTGGGACACTCCTATTGTATTGTGTGAAGGCGCATTTGATGCAATCGCAATTAGAAGAAACGCAATTCCATTATTTGGAAAATCAATCCAATCTGAATTAGAAAAGAAAATAGTTGGAAATTCAGTAAAAAAGTTGTATATTTGTTTAGATTCGGATGCTCTAAAGAATGCTTTGGGGCTAGCGAAGAAGTTTATGTCGTATGGGATTGACACCCATCTTGTTGATTTGGGTGATGAAGACCCTTCGGAGATGGGATATACCCGTATAAACAAAAAGATATATGATACACCTCCACTTGATTTACGCAAGTTAATGGAGTATCAGTTATTTAAAGTATGAAGAAACTGAAAAAGATTAATATAGGTGTTGAAAAGGTAAATAAGATTTATCACATCGCCGATGTTCACATTAGAAACCTAAAAAGACATTCCGAGTATCGTGATGTATTTTCCCAACTTTATGGTTATATTTTGACCACAATGGAGGAAAATGACATCATCGTTATCGCGGGTGATATTGTTCATGCTAAAACGGATATGTCGCCAGAAGTAGTAGATTTGACCCAAGAGTTCTTCACTCGTTTGTCAGACCTACTTCCAACTATTGTCATTCCAGGTAACCACGATGCTAACCTAAATAACCCATCTCGCTTGGATGCATTGACCCCTGTGGTTAACGCATTGAAACTTCCACGATTGGTTTACTTAAAGGATAGTGGTGCATGGGAAATTGGTGGTATCACATTCGTACACCAATCGGTGTGGGATAATGTTCCAGGATTCCCATCCGCAACCGATTATAGTGGTGATGTAAAGATTGCATTATTCCACGGACCGGTTGACAAGATTGAAACCGAACACGGATTTGCAATAGAGAATAAGAACATCAATGTAGGAAACTTTGATGGGTACGATATCGTTCTATTGGGTGACATTCACAAACCAAACAATCCAGTTCAAGGTAAAGAGAATATCAAATACCCAGGTTCATTAATCGTTCAGAATCACGGAGAAGCTAAATACCCAGACCACGGAATTTTGGTATGGGATGTGGAAACTCGTGAAAATAAATTCGTGAAGATTCATAATGATTATGGATATGTCACGGTAGATATCGAAGAGGGTAAGATTGTATCAAACACACCAATCCCTCAAAAACCACGAATGAGAGTTCGTGTAAAAGACACAAAGGCATCTGACCTTAACAAGATTCTTGCTGAACTAAAGAAGGGTCGTAAGGTACAAGAGTTGACCGTACAAAAAGTTATCACTCGTAAAGAGGGTGGTGAACACGAAAAGATTATTCTTCAGAATGTTCGTGACACTGCGTTCCAAAACAAACTGATTGAGGAATTCTTAAATGACACCGAACATCTCACCGAGGAACAACTTGAAGTGGTTAAAACAATCAACCAAGATATTAACGCAAAACTTGGAACACAAAGAACAATTACGAACTCAACTTGGATACCAAAACAATTTGAGTTTTCAAATATGTTCTCGTATGGCCCTAACAATGTCATTGACTTCAGCCAGATGAAAGGAGCATATGGTATCTTTGCTCCAAACGCAAGTGGTAAGTCAACCCTTTGGGACGCTCTCTCATTTTGTATCTTTGATAAGTGTTCAAGAACCTCAAAAGCAGAGGATGTGATGAACTACTCAAAGATGTCGTTTGATTGTAAGTTTACATTTGAATTGAATGGTGTTGACTACACCATTGAGCGAACTGCTAAGAAGTCACCAAAGAGGGGAACTGTAAAAGTTGATACTGATTTCTATCGTGTGGTGGATGGCCAGATAGAATCTCTGAATGGTGAACAACGTAGAGAAACAAATGCAATCATTAGAGAATATGTCGGAACTTACGATGACTTCGTTCTCACGGCAATGTCAACCCAATCAAACAATAGTGGGTTCATCGACAAATCCCAAAAGGAACGAAAAGAACTACTTGCACAATTCTTGGATATGGATGTCTTCGAAAGTCTATACCAAATCGCAAGTGAGGAGATTAAGGAACTATCAGCTCTTCTAAAGGACTATAAGAACCAAGACCTACCAACACAACTTGCAGAGGCAGAAGATACACTCACATCCATTACAGGGTCTCTCACCACTCTACAAGATAGAAAGGTTGAGTTAGAGTCTAAACGTGATGTGGTAAATACTAAAATTGAATTTGAGATGGGTAATCTCAAACCAGTCGAGGAGTTGGGTGATGTATCTGATTTAG